CCCGGCAACGATAGTTGCATCAGCAGGCTTAATCATAAGCACTGTTGGCTCAGAACCATTGGTGTAACAGGTTTGGTGTAGCTCAATCAACTTGGCCTCTGTAAGCGCGTCAGTTGAGTTGGAACCTGCATCTACAGTAGTAGAGATTTGCTGAGAGATGGAAGCCATCTTACGAGCAGCACTTGCACTACCGGCAACAGCAGCCTGGTCAACACCAATCATTGCCTTTTCTACATCGAGATTGATTGCTTTTAGTGTCTTGGCGAGGGCATCATTCGCCAATCTTCGCTCAAGGGCGTTACTCTTGAACCGTCTTTATCCTTAAAGACTGCTTATGCTTTCGACATAAGATGAGACTATATCACGCCTGTTTTAACCACAGGCTCATGCGCTTCCACCCACTTGGGTGTACTTCCTTACGGAATAGTCGTTGCACCTTCCTCTTGCGAGGCTTGGCTCAGGATTACCATATCTTTCGACTTAGGCTTCCCCTGAATTCACATGATTTATACAGCGCATACCATTTTTAACGCTGTTTCCTTTGCACGACCATGAGTCTTAACCGCGTCAACAGTAGCAGCAACTTTAAATGCTTCACCGATGATTTGGGTCGTGTTAGAACGTACAGTAGGTTGAGCAATAGCAGTAGTTGAAGCATCAGCTCCTTCTACAAGCGCATTGACCCCTGCTGCACGAATTGAATCTTCAAGAAATTCGAATGTACGTGCAGATACTTTTTCAGTCTTAATCATTGACTGGAATGGTGTTGATGTCACTTATGTTCAAGTAGGCTCGTTATTTCCTACTCCGTCCTCTTAAGGACCGCAGCATATTTCTATACTGGTCAGACTATATCTTCACCCTCTGTATAAAGAGGGGCTAGGTGCTTCCACTCACTTGAGTGTACTCCCTTTCGGGATAGTCGTTGAACCTTCCTCTTGCGAGGCTCGGCTGCTGATTGTCGGTAGCCACCACAGCTACTACGAGTTCCCAGACAATTCTCCTAGTTACAACTATAAATTACTCTATAGCGGCCCAACTATTTAGGCGAAATATTAGCAATTGTTTGGCTAACGTCTTCCGCTAATCCAACGACGGTATAGCTTTGAAGGGTACTCATTGTTTATTACCTTTTAAAAAATTGAGATTAGTTAGCATCATTCCCAATTTGACATAATGACATCTGCAATATTATCCAGGTCATTTCCGTTACTTCTCAGGCGGTCCACACTCTTCTGCTGACGGTCACGTTTGATGTCAGTTTTAGACGGTGGTGCCTTCTTAGTGCGGAGGACCTTTTTAGCTGCTTTAGCCTTTTTAACGGTAGCTACCTTGGTAGTTTGGTCAAACATACGTGCCTTGTTTAGTAACATAATTACATTAGGGTCAACGTATTGATTGACGGCTTCTTCGGGTAAACCGTTGGTGATGGCGTACTGGCGAATATCGTTATACATACTATTGTTCCAATCAGGGATTTCTCTCTGCAGAACTTTGACACATTCCTTGGCCTGGTCTTGCTGAGCCTGGGACTGTTGAGTTTTAACGTATCCGTAGAAACCATCGGCTTCTTCAGTTAGGAACTTCAGGTCATCTTCAGCTTGCTTAGCTTCTGCCCGGAGTTGGGTAAAATCCTCTGAACTCATGTTTTTAGACGCTACTAGCATGTCTACTTCAGAGTAAGGTTTGTACCGTTCCTGGGCGCGACTAATCATAGCCTGTAATGACGCATCAGCTTTTTGCAGCTGTTCATCAGCCATCTTGCGCTGTGATGCTGTTTCTTGAGACTTGCGAGTTAAAGATGCTTCTTGACCATAGAGTCTCTTAAGGTCTTTGATGGATGCCTGCTTAGATTCACCATCGACACTAATTTCTACCAGGGTGTCATCATCGAACTCAACTAGCTCAACTTCTTCATCCTCCTGGTCATCTTCAGTATCTTCCTGCTCATCTTCTTCAGGGTCCTCATCGTCCTCATCGGATTCTAAGTCTTCCGTATCTTCAGTATCAGAGTCTTCTACCTCAGTCTCTTCAGTAGATTCTTCTGTTGCCTCCTCGTCGTCTTCGGATACCGTTTCCGGGTCCTCCCAATTTCCTAGTATGGCTTCTGCAGCATCGTCTAGAGTGAGTGCTGCTTCAGAGTTGGAATTGTTATCGACGTTATCAATTGACATAGTCTTATTCCTCTTCAGTTACTTCTTCGTTTACCTTGGCATCGATTTGGTCACGTACTTCGACCTGCTGACGCAGCGTGTTCACAATGTCCACCAATGCACGATAGTGTGCATGGGCTTCTGTTCTTTTGTCTGCCTCATCGGGGGCAGAACCTAAGAATGCCTGGACAGTAGCATCGACCATCGTGTTCAAAGTTCTAGTGAACGCTTCTGTGTTTAGTAGTGCTTCAGCGTCATTACCAAGTAGTGTTAGTTGCTCTTCGTTCATGAATACTCTCCTTAAGAGTAGGGGGTGGTTTTAAACGGTTTATCCGTTCGGTGATGCAATAGCAGTAATCTCGTCAGCTTGTTGTGCTAGTACTAGCTCAGCTGCATCGATTATCTTCTTATGCTTCAACTGCTCTTCCTTCAGGTCAAGATTGTCTGACTGAATTGCATGTTGGTTTTCTGCTTTGGCTTTCTCTAGCTCAAGTTTCATCTGAGAAATCTGTATATCCATCTTCGCCTTCATTTCACCCAGGGCAGTCTGACGTTCTTGGACTTCAATCTGCTTCTTCATAAGTTCAAGCTGCAGTTCTTGAGCCGGGTCTGGTTGCTCTGGTGGTAGGCTTTCAGGATTAGTGAGATAAGCACTGACTTCTTTGATTCCTGTCAGCTCCATAATCTTAGATGCCAGGGCATACTGATTGGGTGCCTGGTACATCTTTGATAGGTTGGGGTCAGAAGTCATCATAGAGTGGAGTGCCAGGTACTTCTGAGACTCTTTCTCTTGCTCTCCGTAACCCAAGTTCAACTCAATGACAACATCGCGCTTCTCTTTCCAGTCGCGTGGGTTACAAGCAACATAGTTACCCGACAGCTCAACAATGCGCTCCTGGGACTCGTTCTCACAGACAAGCTGATAGACTTCTTGAAACAAAGGCTTAACAAACTGTGTTGCGAAATTCCTGGCGATTATCTTTTGGCGCTGTTGTGACATAGTTGCAAGCTGCTCAACCATTGCTGCTGAGTTCTGCTTGCTAATAGCATCTTTATTGAGGCCCTGAGACATCTTAGAGACACCTGTAGTGTCTTCTTTGTCTTCGTCTAACATCTGAATAGTCTGGTAGACATAGGGGTTCAGAGGAGCCTGTAGGAGCGGTGCAATGGCATCTGGTCTAGAGACATTCACTAGTCCACCCACTCTGTTATCAATAAGCTCTCTAGGGTTCGTTAGACCACCCTTGACTACCGTATAACGTGGGTTATTAGTAATCATTGCATGGTCCAGGATAGACCTGGTTAAAATGGTCCGGGCATTCTGTGTAGCAACTACCTTGTCAGCATAGTTGTTGCCATAGAAGCTGTGAGGGACCGGGAGAGGAACAAATGCCACAAAGGGTTTACGACTGGTTTTTTCTTTCAGCAGTAGGACATTACCTGCTTTGACAACACGGTGTAGCTCCGCGACTCCAGAGCCATCAACGTCTAGCATAATGTATGCTTCATGGACCATCACGCTGCGAACTTGTTCTTGGTATCCTCCACTCTTAGTTCCGCGGAAGTTACCTACATTGTCAAATCTAGCGAGTACTTCTGGTGAGGTATCTAGGTCTACATCGCTGTGTTCACCTATCTTGTCAATTAGCTTTTCACTGTAACCTTCCAGGCGCAGCTCAGACAAAGTCTTCTTAGTTCGGTGGGCACAGAAGTTTACGTCTTTAAGACTCTTGGCCTGGGTCTCAATTAAGAACTCTTCGGGAGCTACGTTTTCAATCACAACCTGGCTAGTGTCCTGCTCAATGCTAATAGTGCCTGAGATAAGACCTAGCTCATCAGTAGAGCTTTCAGTTAACTCTACGTTATCCTGGGCAAGCAGCATATTAAGCTCACCATCGGTGATGTCAGTAAACTCTTCGTAGTCATATTCAACAGACTCTTCCCAAAAGACTTTACAAATCCCGGCTCTAGCAATGAGCGAATCATGCAAAACCGTATTCATAATTGAGTAAATGTCGTTCTGTCTATGGACCACGTAATCAGTGTACTCAGTAGCAACTTTAGCCTTTGCTACGTCATCTTCATTCTGTGCAGCAAAACGTACTGTCTTGTTACCTGCAGAAAAAGTTTCTAGCAAAGCAGCTTTAAGGCTTTCTACTGCATCGTAGCAATCAAGAGAAACATACTTACTGTTACCGTCATGGAGTGGCTTGGGTAGCGTTCCGTTGTAGTAGTCGATTATCTTGGCTCTCTCAGCCGATAACTCTGAGTCTGCGTATCCAACAGATAAGCCTACCTGCTCGTCTACCAGTGCAACGATGTTGTCATCCGATAGTTTCTTTTCTTTAAGCTTTTTTGCCATTTGTTTTATACCATTTCTATATAGTAAGAGTCTGAAGATTCAATAGGGTCCCAGGCACC